TTATTATGCAACTGCTCTGTATAATGGTTCAAGCTATATTTACTGGATGGACCATCCTGCTACTGGAAATACAGGTTATGGTAATGATGTTATCGCTCAGGGTACAACATTATACTCAGGTGAGTCGATTACTAGTTTTAAACTAGGAGCATCTAACACTGCTAAGGGTGCAGATGATTATACCCTTTCAGATGGAGAAGCAAAAGATGGAATTGATCGTTTCAAAGATACTGAAACAGTTGATCTCAATCTTTTCATTTGTGGTAAGGCAAATGCAACTGAGGCTGGAAATGCAATGGATATGTGTACTGATCGTAAAGATGCAGTTGCATTCGTATCTCCAGAACTTGCAGATGTTGTTAATGTTGCAACTGAAGTAGCTCAGACTGCAAATGTCAAGGCTTTCTTTGATGCATTACCATCAACATCGTATGCTGTTTTTGACAGTGGATACAAATACACCTATGACAAGTATAACGATACTTATCGCTGGGTTCCATTGAATGGTGACATTGCTGGTCTTTGTGCAAGAACAGATCTTGTTGCTGAATCATGGTTCTCGCCAGGTGGATTCAATAGAGGTCAAGTACGTGGAGTTGTAAAACTCGCATACAATCCTCAAAAAGCAAACAGAGACATTCTGTATCGTGCAAGAATTAATCCAGTTTGTTCTTTCCCAGGCCAGGGAACAGTTCTCTTTGGAGATAAAACTGCACAGGCAAAACCAAGTGCATTTGATAGAATCAATGTACGAAGATTGTTTATCACTCTTGAGAAAGCAATCTCAACTGCTTCCAAATTTCAGTTGTTTGAATTCAACGATGAGTTCACACGGGCTGGATTCAGAAATCAAGTCGAACCTTTCTTGCGTGATGTTCAAGGAAGAAGGGGTATCACAGATTTCTTGGTAGTTTGTGACGAAACAAACAACCCAGGCTCGGTTGTTGATCGTAACGAGTTTGTCGCTGATATATTCATTAAGCCTGCTCGGTCTATTAACTTTATTTCTCTGAATTTCATCGCCACGAAAACTGGTGTTGCGTTCAGTGAAGTAGTTGGGGCGTAAGGAGGATAAATGGCAAATATTAACGACTTTAAAGCAGTTCTAAAAGGTGGTGGTGCAAGAGCGAATCAGTTCTCGGTCAATATGCCTTTTCCTGGCTATGCAGGAGTAGGTGGAGAATCGAGAGTTATGTCGTTTCTTTGCAGAGCAACTAATTTGCCAGGTATGACACTTGGTGAGGTTGCAGTTCCTTTTCGTGGCCGTTCTCTGTATATTGCAGGGGATAGGACTTTCGAGACATGGACAACAACCATCATGAATGACACTGATTTTCTCATCCGTAATGCCATGGAGCGATGGATGAATGGAATCAATGCTCTTTCAGATAATAGTGGTCTGGAAAATCCTTCCGATTACCAAGTTGATGCGTTTGTAGATCAACTGGATCGTGCAGGGACAACAATCAAATCCTATACTTTCAGAGGGTTATTTCCTATTACGATTGCACCAATCGACTTGGGTTATGACACAAATGATGCAGTAGAGGAGTTTGAAGTCACATATCGCTACCAGTTTTTTGAAACAAATACTACCAGCTAAAAAATCCGTATAAATATTTAATATTGATTACGGAGTTTTTATGGCGAATCTATTTGGATTTCAAATAACAAGAGCGCCTAAGGATAAGGGAGAACAGGCTACGTTTGTTCTCCCTGAACCAGAGGAGGGTGCTACAGTTACAGCTGGGTTTTACAGTGAGTTTCTTGACGTAGAGGGTCAAGGTAAAACTGAATATGATCTTATTCGGAGGTACAGAAGTACAGCTGAACATCCAGAATGTGACCTTGCGATTGAAGATATTATTAATGAAGCTGTCAATACTGAAGATTACAAACAGTCAGTTTCAATTCTCACAGACAACCTACCTTATTCTTCCAAGATAAAATCTAGAGTAAAATCTGAATTTGAACAGATTATTAGGCTGTTGGATTTTAATAATAAAGCACACGATATATTCAGAAGATGGTATATTGACGGAAGATTACATTATCATAAAGTAGTAGACGAAAATGATCCCAGAAAAGGAATACAAGAATTAAGATATATTGACGCTACGAAAATCAAAAAAATTAGAAAAGTAGACAAAGCAGCCACATCAAAAGGTTCACCTACTTTAAAGGTCATTCAAGAATATTTTATATACAACGATAAAGGAATATCAAATTCAACAGCCGGTTCTTTGAAGATAACGCCTGATGCAATTTGTTACGTACCATCGGGTATTCATGATCCTCAAAAAAATATGGTGATGTCTTATCTTCAAAAGGCAATCAAACCAGTAAACCAACTCAGAATGATTGAGGATGCAGTTGTGATCTACAGGATTGCAAGGGCTCCAGAACGAAGAATTTTCTACATTGATGTTGGAAACCTACCAAAAGTAAAAGCAGAACAGTATCTCAAAGATGTCATGAATCGTTATCGAAATAAAGTTGTATACAATAATGCAACTGGTGAGATAAGAGATGACAGAAATCAGATGAGTATGTTGGAAGACTTCTGGCTTCCAAGAAGAGAAGGTGGAAGAGGAACAGAGATCACCACACTCCCAGGCGGACAAAATCTTGGAGAGATTGAGGATATTCTGTATTTCAGAAACAAATTGTATCGTGCTCTCAACATTCCAGCAAGTCGATTAGAAGAACCAAGTCCAGGCTTCAATCTAGGTAGAGGTGCAGAAATTACCAGAGATGAAGTCAAATTTACCAAATTTGTACAGAAACTCAGAAGAAAATTCAATGTACTTTTCTATGACCTTTTGAAAACACAGTTATTACTCAAAGGAGTTGTATCAGAAGAAGACTGGCCTTCCATCAAAGAAAATATAAATTTCACTTATTTGAAAGATGGACACTATGCGGAAATGCGTGATATGGATTTATTGCGTGACCGATTAGAAATACTAAATACTATGGAGCCCTTTATCGGAGAATGGTTTTCCAAGGAATATGTGCAAAAACACGTATTTCGTATGTCCGAAGATGAAATTAAGGACATGGACAAACAGATTAACACTGAGCCTCCACCAGCAGACATTGACGCCGACAATAACAATGACGGAAGAGTTGATGATGATGAGAGAGGTGACGATGATAGGGAAGAAGAAAGTATTCAAATTGATTAACAACGGAGATAAATTATGTCAATACCAAATATGATCAATGCATTAGTTCAGGATGATAAAATTGGAGCAGAGAGTGCATTCAAAGAAACCATCGGAAAAAAGATTGGAGATGCATTGGACCTGAAGCGAGTTGAAGTTGCAAATACTATAGTGAAACATCACATTCCTTCAGAGGTGGCTGATGCCGGTGAAGAAGTTTAGTGAATTTCATCAATCTATAAAAGAGAAGGATGAATACAAAAAATCAGATTTATACAAAAAGTTAAATCCAAAGTTGAAAAAGGCAGTGGATGAACTGTATGCAACCTTGGAAAAAAGACCAGCTGATTTTTTGACTACTTTTGATAAGACTGTAACTAAAGTTGCGAAGAAAAACGGAGTTAAGGAAAAAGATATCATGAATTATTTTGATAAAGAAATGCTCACAATTTAGGATAACAAATGGCAAATACACTTACAAAAATGTTCGGCAGAACAATAATTCATGCTGATACAGATGATGGAGCAATAACATTAGCTGAAATGACTGCCACAGGTGAAGGAACTGTAACTGGCGCCAACATCGTAGAAATCTTTTATAACATTCCACCAACAGGAACAATAGATATTGATCGTGGTGGAACATCTGTTTATAAATTAGTTGGTAACGCTAGTGGTGCTCATTTGGTAGGTCACGTAGATTTTCAGTCAGCTGGAATTGTTTTACGTGGAACCAATACGGCAGATATAGGACTGACTTTCACTAATTTCACTAATGGTTTGCTTACTTTAATAGTACATAAAGAACACTAAGAGGTATTATGAAATTAATCACAGAGATGTATGACGATTACCAAATCATATCTGAGGAAGATGGTAAAAACATGAAAATTCAAGGAGTTTTCATGCAAGCCGAGACTAAGAATAGAAACGGAAGAATTTATCCTCTTGGTGTTTTGGAAAAAGAAGTCAAAAGATATAACAAAGAACTAGTTGAGAAGAAACGAGCTTTCGGAGAACTAGGTCATCCAGACGGACCTACTGTCAATCTGGATAGGGTTTCTCATTTGATTGAGGAACTTATGCCTGAAGGTAATAATATTATCGGAAAGGCAAAAATCCTTGACACACCAAATGGTAAGATTGTCAAGGAACTTTTAAATGCTGGTGCAAAACTTGGAGTCTCTAGCAGAGGAATGGGCACACTTGAAAAGAAAGGAAACGCAAATTACGTAAAAGATGACTTTTACCTTGCTACTGCGGCTGATATTGTTGCAGATCCTTCAGCACCTGAGGCGTTTGTGGAAGGAATTATGGAGGGTAAGGAATGGATTTGGGATAACGGAGTCATAAAAGAAGCCGAAATCGCAAGAATTCATAGACTTGCATCCGCAAACAAACAGGCAGAAGCCTTTGAATCTTTCCTTTCAAAACTCTAATCTTATAAATATAATTAACCAATTTACTGTAAGGAGACTTAAAATGTCTGAAAAACTCAATAAAGAGATGGAAGAAGTGGTTGAGGAAGATACATTGGAAGAAGCATCTGCTCCTACTGTTAAGGGAGATGCTAAATCGGTAAAACTCAAGCAACAACCAGAAAATATGCAAAAACCACAAGGTGGTCCTACAGCTTCAGCTCCTACTGCAAAGGGTGATGCTAAATCAGCAAAAACTCAAGCAATGGAAGAATCAGAAGTTGAGGAGGAAGTTGAAGAAATTCAAGAAATGCCTAAACTTAAATCAGATATTCTCGCAGGACTCGTAGACCACATGAAAGGTCTGAAAAAAGAGGATCTTGAAAATCTTTATAAGTCAACTCTCATGACTGAAGAAGATGAAGAAGACGAGGATGATGAAGAGGAAGAAGAAGAAATGGAGAGTAAGAAGGCTACTAAAGAATCAATCGACCAAGTTGTTGATTCATTAGATGTCTCTGATGACGTAAATGCTCTCGTAGACGGAGAAGAACTTTCTGAAGAATTCAAAACAAAGGCCGCAACTATTTTTGAGAGTGCTGTCAAATCAAAAGTTCGCACAGAACTTGAAAGAATTCAGGAAGAAAACGACAAAGTAATCGAAGAAATGGCCGAACAGACAATGACTGATCTGGTCGAAAAAGTAGATGACTACATGAACTATGTCGTTGAACAATGGATGGAAGACAATCAATTAGCCATTGAGCGTGGACTCAAAGGTGAGATTGCAGAAGACTTTATTAGTGGACTGAAGAATCTTTTTGAAGACCACTATATTGATGTTCCAGATGAGAAGTATGACATTCTGGAGGCCAACTTGACGAAAATCGAAGAGTTGGAAGAAAAACTGAACAAGCAGATTGAAGAGAATATTCAGTTGAAAAAGGCAAAAGGTGAACTCGTAAAAGAGTCCATGATTGCTGACATTGCTGATGGGATGACTGATACTGAAACTGAAAAATTTCAAAGTCTGGTTGAAGATGTAGAATTCTCTGATGAAGATTCCTATAAGGAAAAACTTCAAACGATTAAAGAGAGTTATTTTGGAACTGAGAAAGAAGTAAAAACAGAAGTTCTTACTGAAGAAGGTTCCAATGAAGCACCTGTCGAGGTATCTGACACAATGGCTCAGTATTTGACTGCTATTGGAAAAGATGCTAAGAGGTCAAAAAAATAATCTGAATACTTTTTAAGGAGTAAATATGTACAATTCAGAACATCTCCAAGAGAAGTGGCAACCAGTTTTGAATCATCCCGATCTCCCTGAGATCTCTGATTCTTATAAGCGTGCAGTTACCGCTGTTATCTTGGAAAACCAAGAACGTGAGTTAAAAGAACAACGCTCAATGTTGATGGAATCCGAAATGCAAACGGATGGAGCCATTGCAAATTGGGACCCAGTTCTTATCTCACTCGTTCGCCGGGCAATGCCTAGTCTCATTGCTTATGACGTTTGTGGTGTCCAACCTATGAGTGGACCTACAGGACTTATCTTCGCTATGAAGGCCAGAATTGGTGAAAATGGTTCTAGCATTACAAGTGCCGTTGACACTGCTGAAGCTCTTCATGACGAAGCTCAAACCAAAAATTCTGGTTATGCTGCTGCCGATCATACAGGAACAAATCCTGGCGCTTTGAATGGTGGACAAGCCCCTGTTACTACAGCGGGTGGAGTTCCAGATGCTTATGGTATTAACACCGCTGGTGTTTATAACGTGAAGCCAGGTGAAGCTACGGCCGATGCTGAAGCACGTAGTTCTTTTACTGACATGGGTTTCA